TAACAGCGTTCTGCTGTTGCTGCACTTGGAACTCGTACTGTTTCTTGCGGGTTTCCAGACGGTCACGGAACGACTGGTCTTGGGCAAATCGCTGCTGGATGTCAGGCTGCTGCAAGTATTGCTCCATGACCTGCAATCCAAGCTGCGGAGGCGTGCCTGGCTTGATGTTCTTGGAGATGCCGGCAAAGATCTGCGTAAGATCGTTCTGTTCCTCTTCGACGAGCTTCTGCTGGCCTTGCTGGACTGGGCGAATGATGCGCTCGGCGATGTTTGGGTCAATGGTCGAGATAAACGCCGTGCAGAGGGCGGAATAGTCGATGATACCGTCGCGGTCGAGGGACTGAGCGGCTTGGATGATGGCGGTCCACTTCTCGCTCATGCGCTTGAAGTCGGTGGACTGGACATCCCACGAAAGGTAGAAGTCAAACTCTTCGTTGATGTCGCCCTTGTTGAACAGTTGCAGGTTAACGTCCTTGACGCCCATGACGCGGAACATAACCTCGTCTTGACCGTACTGCTTGTAGAGTTTCCAGATCTGGCGGAAGCTGCGGGCGAGGCAACTGAGGAATTTATCGACCTCAAACTGATTGTAGATGGGATCAATGGCGGGATCGCCCTCGCGGGAGGCAAAACCATTGTACTCCTTGAACGAGGATTCCAACAACGACTCGGACGTGTTGGTGTTCATGTCAGGGATCGGGCGATCCGCGTAATGATACTCGTTGGGGCGCCGCTCGGAGATCATTGCACCTGGACCCCAGCGACCTGGAGGACGACCTTGCGGGTAGCAGATAGGCGGAAGGATGCCAAGGGAGGCCGCGTCAATGCGGCTGTCCTTGTGGGCCTTGATTTGGTCCTGCCAAGGCTTACCCGGCTCAGGAAGACCGCGAGAATCGTGCAGTTTGCGGCTCAAGTACTCGCGGCGGTAGAGGACAAACGGATATTCACCGTGGGCGTAGCCAAGAAGACCTGTTTTAGCGTACCCGTCGTGATTTTGATCACCGGGAAGCATTGGGTTGAAGATGGTGCAGTAGATGCCAGGGGTGCCATCCTCGTCGGAGAGCCGCTGATAGGCGTACACGACGCCAATACGGTCAGTAAACCGCTGTTGAGTGTAGACGAAGGAGCGGCTAATGGGCTGGAGATACTCGCTAGGGCTGATGGTGATCAGCTGGCCGCGTACTTTCTGGATTGCAGCCTCGACCCACTTCTCATCCCAGTTGTCGGTCTGCACAAGCGCACGCAACTGCTCGGCGGTAAAGTATTCTACGCGGTAGATGCCGGGCGTGTGCTCAAGATCCGTAGAGAACGACGGGATGAAGACGTGTTCGTCCAGGTTGAAGGCGCGGATGATTGGATAGGACCGCTCTGGACCGTCCATGGGAACGGTAGTTTCACCCGTCTCGCGCAACTCGCGAAGCATCTTGCTGGCTTTACCCTTGGAGCACTGGTACTGCTGAACAAAGATGTCCTTAAGGTCATCAGCTGCGCCCTTGTCCTCTAGGAGGGCCATGATGTCGATGGCGGGGAACTGTTCTTGCAGGTCTTGAGCGCGGACACTGATCATTACCTTTTCTTTACGCTTCTCCCAGAACTGACCCATGACGGCGATGCCCTTTTCGTCCATGAAATTGGCGCACATCTCAATCTCGCGCTCAATCTCGGGGATCTGCGTCTGGATCATCCAACGCATAAAGTTGCTGACAAGCTGACTGCGGGAACCGTCCTCGGAACCAATCGGAACAGCAGTGAGATTGGCGCGTTTGAACGCCATGCCTTTCATGGCGACCTTCTTGTTGATGATATTATCAACGAGGAAGACACGGAGATCACTGGCCCCATCCCACGGGGTGGGAGTTACTTTGCTGCCTTCACGGGAATGCTTCTTGCCATCAGCGGATTGACCGTTCCAGATAGCGTAACGGGTCTCGTAGTTGAGCCTGCACTGGTCGATAAACGGCTGGTTATCACGCACGCAATCTTCAAAGGCTTTCTTCAACAGATTGAAGCTCGGTCCCTCGTTTTCAGCCGGTGCCAATTGCAGGCCTGGGTCTGAAGTCATAGATTTGGCGTTGCCGTCAATAGAACTCATAGGCTTATGCGAGCACTAATGTAGCATTTTAATAAATCAAGCAATCAATAACTCCAAGTTCTATCGTCAATGTTTTCATTCACGTTGGGATCTACGAATGAACATTGTGATACGAGGAGGTAGCGCAGACAGTCGATTGGATCTTTACTGGCTTCTTCCTTTCCGCCCTTTGCAGTGTATTCCTGCATAGCGTAGATAAGGTTCTGGCAACGCTCGCTGATATAAAGTTTGGGTCCGTTAAGGGATGAGAGTGGTTTGTTCTCATCGTAGGACAGCAGGCCGTTAATCAACTGTAGACCGTTCTCGATCTCAACGCCAGGGGCGGGGAGAAAGACCATGCCGGCGTCGTCGAGTTCACTGATGATCGTTGTGGCACCGTTGGCAGCTTGCCGTTCAGCGGCGCCAAGACGGGGATCGATAAACCGCTCAAAGACCTTTTCGCCTTCCTCGCAGTTCTTGATCAGTTCGACGTAATCATTGATGCCTTTCTTGGAGCCTTTCTGGGCGGGGCCTGCTTTGCCTTCTGGGCCGGTGCCGGGTAATGCCCAGTCGTCGTAGTCTGGCCATTCGCGGTAAACCCACCAGGTACCGGCGGCATCAATGGCAACCCACAGCATGAACCAGTTCTTGGACCCGGCAGGGTCAAGGACCATGTAGCGTGTTACATTGTAATCGACGTTGTTAATCCAAGGGAGTTTCTCGTGCGGGATGACATTGACCTCCTTGTTGAAGCCGGGGAAGACGCTGGTCATGCTCTTGGTGGGCACGCCGTAGGCGCGGGCGAACACTTCGTCCTTGGCGCGGCCCAGCAGCTTGTTTCGGAAGTCGGACGTGTCGATGAAGCTGTTGTCCTCTGTCCAAAAGTAATAGATGATGGTGCCGGGGCGAGACAGGGACTCCTGGACAACAGGAAGCTCACGACCGACTAATGGAGCAAATCGTTTCTCAAGGGTACGCGTCTTGCCAAGGATGTCTTGGACAAGCGGGGTCCAGCCAGTCAGGGTCGTGAACGTCAGGATGATGCGCCCGTGGTAGTCGGTTGTGCGGTATTGCAGCGTCTCAAACATCTTTTGTGGGCATTCCTCGTCACACCAGATCAAATGGGCTTTAAAGCCTTCGGCGACCTGTGCGTCAGCCTGATAGGATCGGTAGTTGCTAAACTTGATGCTTCCCCCACGCCGAAATCCATTAACGGGAGGAAGGATGCAGATGTTGTCGGTGAACCCGTTCTTTTGCGAGTACTGGACGCTGTGGTTCAGTCCCTTCTTGGTGGGAAGAGTGCGGATGCCGTGAGGCAAGGCGTCCCAGATCATGCGCTGCTGGTCCTCAATGGACCTGTCCTCGTTGACATGGTAGGCGCGGACTTCTGCACCGGGAATCGTGCCAGCCGCCCATACGCACAGCCGGGAGGCAATCATGCTCTTACTTGAATTATGATGCACAACCCCTGCTGCCTCATAGTTTCCGTAGGTGGGAACAGTCATATCCCACTTGACAGCGATTCCCGCCAAGCGAATATGGGTAACGTATGCCACTCCATAACAAAATTCAGTATCCAGTAGAACAGATCCGTCTTTGGATCTTTGAAGGAAAGACCCAGCAAGAGATTTCTGACACGCTACAGAAAACTCTGGATGATCGGATAACACCCAAGCTGATTTACAAGGTTTGTAAAAAACACGGGATAAAATGCCAGCGGACCGGACCAAGGTCTGGTGAAGGACATCCTGAATGGAAAGGAGGGCGGATCCAAGATAGGAACGGATACGTTTTCCTTTTTCGACCAGACCATCCCGAATGCCAACGAGTGAACGAAGCGCGTCGTTTGAAATCAAATAACGGCTATTACCGGAAAGAGAAATACATCCAGGAGCATCGTCTTGTGATGGAGAAACATCTTGAACGATTCCTTGATCCTCAGGAAGTGGTGCATCATATAAACGGCCAAAAGGATGACAATCGGCTTTCAAACCTTGTCCTTTTTGGGTCAAATGCTGAACATCTTGCTTTTGATCTAAAAGGCCGTTGCCCAAAATGGTCCGAGGATGGAAAAGTGCGGATCCTTTTCGGAGTTCTGAAACGGGTCGCCAGACAGCGTCTGAGCAAAGTACTCGATGCTCAAGAGCGGCTACAAATTGTTGACCAGTTGAAAGGCCGACTTCCACCATCATACCGAGATCTTTTCGGAAAGGCTGTTGAGCCTTTGCTATTACTCGCTTAGATCCACCCCATGCGTAAACGTGGTGGTCGCCTTTGATGCTATCGATCCTGCGCTCAATTTTGAGAACAGGATCGTAAATCAAAGTGTCACCGCGGACGCAACGATTTCCACCCAAGATGACGTGGTTCGTGTACTTGTCCCAGTTCTTCATCATGGTCTGCCATGACGGGAGGATCCAGCCGGCGCCCACAGGATTCATCAAGGCATCATGGTTGCGTTGCTCACGGAAGGTCAGGTAGTCAGCCAGCTTCTCCTTGGGCCAACTCATCAGTACGGAGTCAGGAGGGTTAGGAACCCAAGGAATGCCAAAGTCAGGTTTAAAGTCGTCGCAGAAATGTACGTCGCCAAGTGGCATAATGTTATTTGTTCTTTTGTTTCTTTTTAGAGGTTGCCAGAGCGCAGTAAACTGAGCTTTGCAACTTTAGATCCTGCCACGGTATGATGCCCTGACCGTCAATGTTAAGCCCATTGACCTCGGGATAAATGGACAGGCGGGCGTACTCCCTTGCACCGGCAACGTCTGGTTCTACCAGCCACTCGTGGGATTCAAGTTTCGTAATCATGGCGCACCCTGAGCAGAATGAATTGTAATAGCCAATGGTTAGTCTGTATAACTTTTAACTATTAGGGTTTCTAATACCCAGAGGTGGAGTTAGTTTTTGACTCCAAAAAAGCTAAAACTGCTACAGGGTTAACCTATGGCCACTAAACGCATCCTTATCGGAACTCCCCTCAAAGGGGAGATTCCTAAATCGTACTTTCGGACCAGCCTGGTTCTGGCGTCCGCTAAAATCCCTGATGTAAAACTAGACTGGATCTTGCTGGACGGTCCAGCAGTGCAGATCGCACGCAACGAAATTGCAGCATACGCAATCGAAAACAAGTTTGATGAACTGATTTTCTGGGACAAGGACGTGCTTGCCCAGCGCAACGGAACGGACGTCACTGACAGCGCACTGATGCGGCTCATTGGCCATGACGTGGATATCGTCACGTCTGTCTACGCGGCCCGGTCGCTTGATACCCACTGGCACATCACTCCATTACCTGGCGAGGAAGCCAACGAGCAGGGGTTGCAGAAGGTTGAGCGGGCCAGCATTGGTTTCTCCAAGATCAAGGTCTCCGTCTT